ATCGCGTATAATGGAACTCTTATTGAGCTCATGTCATTGCATCTCTCTGGTAATTCACTTACTGTCTACAATGGCAGTATTGCTAATAACTTATATATGAGATGCTTTTATTATGATACCTATGGAGGGGATACCAATTTCCGCGATTACGTTTCTGCTCTGGCTTATGGTGACGATATTATTGGTTCTGTGAGTGTTGATAGACCAAAATTTAATCATATTGATTATCGTGATTGGTTAGCCGATCACGGTATGATATTTACCATGCCAGACAAAGAATCTAAGGCAACTGCATATATGCATATTGATGAAACTGATTTCTTGAAATGTCTTAATAGATATGATACTGATCTTAAACATCATGTTGCACAATTGTCTGAAGATTCTATTTTCAAAAGTTTACACTGTGTGTTAAGAAGCAAATTCCTTTCTAAGGAAGAAGCTGCAGGTGTGAACATTGATGGTGCCTTGCGCGAGTGGTTTTTCCACGGTCGCGCGAGATTCAATCAACGTCAGAGACAGATGCGTCAAATTGTTCGTATGAATAACTTGGAACATTACGTCACTGATCTGGAAAAGACTTACGATGAACGTGTGAATGAATGGTTCGCTAAGTATTATCCAGAGGAATTGAATCTATGTGAAATTTAGGTTGGTCGCCTTTAAAGACCCGCGCCGTGGACAATGTCGCGTTAATGTACAAATGTCTGTTATGTATTGGTTACCTGTGATGTATATCGTGTACATAAGTTGTATATTACTTGCTTGCATAATGTTGTCGTTCCCCTCGTGGAATACCCCTATTTAGGGGAGGTTGACAACCAAACAAATGTACAGGCAGGCGGTGTTTGATACCCATACCGTACTGTTTAAATTAAATTCGTATCACTGAAAATGTAAATACTACTATACAGGGCAGTGTCGCCCATTTAGACACACACATGGATATGTCTCGTGCACCCTCGCAAAAAGATGAACCTATTGTTAGTTTCACATCTGCTGATAGACCCTGGAGGACGGAAGTCACACCAGTTAGAGATGAAACTTAT